CTAGTCTGAACGACCCAGGAAAAAAGGGGAACGTCTGGGGCAACTTGAGACCGCGAACCCCAGACTAATCCCCAGACTACTCAGTGCATTCAAAAAACGCGTCAAACGCGCACTTTTCCAGTTTGCAATGAACTGCGTACACGATCGCTGGTCATTCAGCTCACGGGTGACCAATACAAGATATGTCATGACAGCCCTCGTTCTTTTGGGAACCACTGCCAATGCATCGGATAATCGCGCTCACAAGTTAAGGGCACCGCCCGAAGCGGACATGATCCTACCACATCCAAAGACCCATGATTTCAGCAGGGTGGGCGGAAAGCGGAAGTTCGCTGCGCTGTAAGCTAAAATCGGCCAAGGTTGCCAGACTGCCGGAGAAGGAGTCGGCTGCGTTAACGGATCATTAATACCTACTGAGCAAAGGTTAACAATCTGCATAACTATGAGGTATTGTTCATGACAAGGGAAGAGTTTCACCAGAACACCGTCTTAGCGGCCAGTAAGGCACAACATAACGGTGAATTTGACGCCGCTGAAGCGCTTGAAAAAATAGCGATTTCATCCAGCAGTCGAACACAAAGCTCCACAAAAAAACACTATTTAGCGCGACGCTCACCGCACCTAAACGCAGAAAGAAGCACTAACCAAGACGCGTAAACTTTTCATTCAACGCTTTAACCTAAGGTTTGACGTAGATTTTTCTCAACAAGGTTTAAGCCAATGATCGCACCACGCAAGAATTACAAATCCACTTCCAGTAAGTTACTTGTTCCTCGGGCAACACTTTTGGCTATGAGCATCTTCACCTCAGCTTGCGGTGGGTCAGGCAGCAGCAGCACTGATCCCCAGTTAGCCGAACTCAATGCATTGTATGTATCAGCCGATGCAATGATCGAGCGTCTTCAGCCGGTAGCTTTTACAGACCCTAGCATGGCACCCATCAGTGGAACAGCCAGCTACGCCGGCTACTTTTTAGGTCAAATGGCGAACACTAATGATAACCTTTCGGACTCCCTTACAGGAGAAATGGACATACGAGTAGATTTCGCAGATACTGAGATGGTTTCCGGGACAGTTTTCGGGATCCTTGACGACAACGGAGATGCGATATCGGGGCAAATTGACCTAACAGGGGGCATACTGGACCGCGACGGCGATCCTAATGTTGACGCCACTCTTTCCTTTGAGGGTAACGGCATGCTGACTGACATCAACTCAAACAATATCAACCTCGATTTGGTGTTCGAGGGTGATTTCTTTGGGGCCGACGTGGCTGGTGTCGCAGGTAACATCTTAGGCCGCGCTGAATCTAATGGGACGAGTCAAGCTGTCGGAGGGGTATTCATAGCCGAGGTTCCAGATTCAGAATAGCTGCCCTCGAAAGTTTCTCGTGAACATCAGGACTCTTCGCATTTCATCACTCGCATCAACTACTGCATCGTCATATACTTGCTTGCTATATCTTTCGACCACCAACTCGGTTGAGATTTGCTTGTAAGCTTCTTTAATTGCATCTTCGCTATTGTGGAGACCCTTCTTTGATGAGTATGCTTCGAGGTCTTTCAGCACATCGAGCATCCAGCTATGGGGAAGGCTGTCTTGCATTACTGTTCCTATCTATAATACTTAGCGGACACGATCCTTGGCTGACCTTTCGTGGCACTAATTTTAACTAATTTTTACTTTGTAAGAATCCCTTCTTATGGCTATCTAACCCTGATCAAATTTAGTAAACGGATCGTTACTGAAGAAAGAATATGCGCTAATTCTTGCTTCAGTGGCGCACCATGAAAGTGGTACATGGACACGCCTAGAACAAAACGTCCCCAACTTGGTTCATCTCGACGGATTGAAGAATTGCGCCGAGATCAAATTCTCCATGAAGTGTGAGAGTGTTTCCATTGCCGAAGTCAAAAACAGTAGAATCAACTTCGTTCATTGTGTCCTGCCGAACAACATCAGAAAGCTCGCGGCCATCCAACAGAGCTTCATCAAGCATAAGTGTATCTACACCGTGCGTGAAATCATGGATTTGATCATTGCCTTCTTTAAATACAAAAGTATCGAAGCCCCCACCACCCCAAAGCTGGTCGTTGCCTTCACCGCCAAACAACAGATCATTGCCGGAATTTCCATGAATTTGGTCATTGCCTTCACCTCCAAACAAGAAGTCACCATTTTGTCCGCCAACCTGATCAAAGTCTTCAAGCCTATCGCTGCTAGTTATGGTAGATCTGCCGGAACCACCGTCGATCATGTCATCACCTTCCTGGCCCACGATCACATCAGAACCCGCACCACCGACCATCGTTTCAGCAGTAGAGCCCCCAATGAACATCGAAATGTCATCATCCAGTGAGGCGTCTTTGCCAAGAAAGTCCTCTATCAACTTGGCCGTAGCAAAATCGCTGCTCTCTGCCTTGTCCAGCGTGACCATGACAATCTCGAAATCTTGATCGAAATTAAGCCCGATATGTCCGTTCTCGACAGCCACGTTTGAATAGGTGAGTTGTGACGCACCGTTTTGCGCACCATTTAACATGTCAAGGTTCGCTACAGACACATTCGATAGGTCGCCGAGCAGCCCAAGATCAACGTCAAGGTTGAATTCTGATCCGTTCAGCTTCTCCACCGAAAAGAAAACGGTAAAAGCAGAATCCGTTTCAAAAGTGTAGCTAAGGTAACCTTCGTCCCGGCCACCACCCTCACCTAAAAAGTCGCCGCCCATAGCATTTTCTGTCAAAAGCTTAAGCAGGGCGGCCTTTGGCGACAGATAATCTGACAAACGGTCTGAAACGACCGACCCGGGCATATGATCATAGTATCGGAACGAACCTACGACCCCCCACAACGCCGCACGATCCACTCCAATCGTGAGGAAGTGTGATAGTAATTCAAGAGTGTTGAAAGCCGCTGCTGGGTCGTAGGGCAACGAAGACCCGTTGTTATTGTCCGTACTCCAAGCTGATACATTATAATCAATTGCCTCAGTATCCATTCCACGCTTTTCGAACTCTTGCATCCAACGGTCCACGATCAAATCACGCTGCATGACCGGCAATTGTGTTTGGGCAAGTTCGTTCGCATCAATCTTCAGATAATGGTGCCGTATGCCACCTCCATCAAGGTGTTCAATCGAGTCCCCCAAGATGCCAATCATAATTTCATCGAGTGCAACCTGCCGATCAATATATGGCATGCCGGGTGTAGGTACGAAACCGATGTCGTCCAAACCCTCGATCATATTCTCAGGATCATCGAAGAAAGGATCAAAGTACCCATCTTCTCGAAGGTTTTCGAATTCGTAGCTCCCTCGGCCCATTTGGATCGCTATGTCATAGTTGATGTTCGAGTCGGAAAGCGCTGCATCAATTTCATCCAGCATCGCCTTTGCAATGACCGCGTACTCAATTGGGTTGGAGTATGCTTCGTTCCCAATATCAAAGGTAAGGTTTTTCGGATAAATGCCATCATTGAAATCCCCGTTCTTCAGCCTTTCGAGGAACACCTGCATATCGGCTTTAGCGGCTGCGACACCTTGCTCTAGGACAGCAGGATCAGAAAAATCAATACCTTCAAAGTATCGCTGAACAGGTATGATCAAACTGAAAGCAGCATCATTTTCAACTGCGAGATTCAAAGCTTGGCTGAAGGTACCAACGTCGTCACGTTTGAGATGATTAAGTTCGTCATATTCTAGAGCAAGTTCACTTATGAGCTCGGGGTGGGTCAGATCAAAGGCGAAATTTGACCTATCACCGGCAAGTGTTTCTAATGAGATATCGCCTGCATCCAGACGAATTCGACCATCTATGATATATCCACCTTCAGAAACTGTGCCGCCAGGCCACCTGACGTCGGTCAGTCCAAGACTCTCAACTTGATCCTCGAAGTGATGCCATCCGTAGCTGTTTACCCCGATTGCACCGAAAAAGTCGGAACTCAAGTTTGCTATTTCTTCCATGTTGGTGTTGGTAACAATTGGGCCTGTCGTCGCATTCGTCATGAAATCCACTCCTACTGATTGCAGCAAGAAGTGATCTCAGTAGGTTATTATTGTCTGAATCGCGAATATCGAACTGCTAAAAGTGAGATATGGATTTGTCAAAATTTCTAACGAGGCCTAATTTGTTATTGAGTCAATATTTACGTGCTGTGACAGCCGCAACAGTGGGGACTCATCTCCTCATCAGCGCACCGGTTTTGTTGAAGTACATCTGAGTTGCAGATGTAAAGCTCCATCTCAATGTCTGTCATGTCTGCCAGTTCTAATAATCGTCGGTAATACTTCTCTTTTTTTACATTCTCCGGCAACACATCATGACCGTACCGGTTCAATAGTCTCGCAAATCCAAATTCCTTAATCATTGCTATGCTGGCAGCATACAGACCGTACGATGTCTTCGGTTCGGCACCTTGAAAGACGCAGAATTCTACCTGCTGCCAAGTTTTTGTCGGAGCTGATGGTTCTTCTTCATCAACGATTGGAGCCAAACTAGCTCGGCCCAAAAGGAGACCGTAATCATCTACCATCAATATGTGCAAAGATGGAACAATCAACCCTTTCATCTGCCAAAGATTAGCGTGAACTCCCGCCAGATCGCTCATACCGGTAGCTTCTGGCTTTTCATCATATGACAAAAGCGCATCTACAATCTCTGGTTGCTGAAAGAGCTTCTCCTGAGATATGAATTTAATCACTTGGTTGGTCCCTTTAGTTGCATCAATCTCGAACACTGAACTTCAGAGATGAACGATTGTGCATTGTGTTAGAGTTGTGTTGCTGCGCAAGACAGCTTGAATTGAATACGATTGTTTCGCCGACAACAACGTATGAGGGGGTTGCACCTCTTTCGCCAACTCATAGCGAATACTCTTGACTAGGCTGCACCAAATGTCGTCGATTTCGAGAGTTACTCGCTCAAGTTCATCTTGGATTTCCGCGTCGAGTCCTACAGCTTTCCGACGAAATGGTTCGTAACTGACAGTAACGTCTGGATCTACGTTCACGCCCCGCACTCTTGCGGTTTCAACCTGATCAAGGATTAGGCACAGGTCTTCTTGGTCAAGAATTCCTGCCCATCTTTCCAGATGCGACCACAGAACCAAGTGCAGTAAATCGTGGAAGTTATGCAAGGAAGTCCGCGTGGATTGCCGCTCGACGAAATGCACGCCCTTTCTCAGCAGCCCTGCCGAAACCACGGCGTCATAGTTATCACTCGAAAGACCTAAGATTGCTTGGACTTCAAGTGCTGACAACGGCATCTCCGTAAGTCGCATAATTACTCCGTTAACTCTTGCTTTTAGGTCGTTCTAGATGGGCTTGGTTAACGGAGTGTTAAACTACCGGTCTGGGTCAGGAGCACGTCTCCCGATCCAGTAACGAAAGCCCGGTTGAGGCCGCTCGGTCCGGCATTGTTCCTATTTAACTAACAATGGCATAACTTTCTTCAGGCTTCGGTAAGTAAAGGCCGCCTTTGCCAGCGACCCAAGCCTTCTAAATTTCATGGCCTCAGAAATCGCTAGCGACTCTTCCAACTCAACACCAAGTTACCAGAACGTGCTGTCCATCTTGGTATGTCCAAGCAGTAGTTGCATAGCGCAAGGAATAGGCTGTCTGGCACCTGATACCCTTGGACCCAAACGGCTTGAATGCAATCCTGCTCTAGGCCAGCCTCGCGCAGTCGTCGCCAGATAACGCAGGTTTTCATATGTGGACTAGACTTCCGAATTACAATTTCTTCATAAAACTGCCTCAAATCGAACAGAATTCGGATCGATCAGCTTAAGCGTGAGCTAAAATCGTTAGCTCGCGCTTAAGGTGCTTAATTTTGACCTATTCAATGTACCAAATGAGAATTTTCTTCTGACGAGGAGGAGTGACAGATTACACCCGGCTTTGACTGTGAAAATACGTCATATCGAGTTTTTGTAAGTCGATTGTGTTGGGTCCGCTTACAACGTCTGCGACATTTCGAGACGAGTTCCGACTCTGAGAAGTTCAATAAAGGGTCGGCAGATGGACCAACCCAAACTCAATATAAAAAGGATTACACTATGAAAAAATGGGAACGATCATTCCCTGCAGCTCAGCTTACAGATCATTCTTGGATGATTGATGTTCTGGAGGATCTCGCGAGTTACTGCGCATACAATTCACTTAGTGTGGAAGAGCTCGAGATGCGAAAAACGCTAGACCGGATTAGCAGCTATCAGAATGACACAATCTCAAAGAACGATCAGAAAACTTTTGTATGATTGCGCCTGTCGTAAAGATTCTTTGGAGCTGTTTGCCGCTTGAACCGTCCTTAATCTGGCTTGCTTTCAGGATTACTTCCCGCGCCAACGGGATGAATGCAATAGTTGCCGACACAGTGCAATTTGTCGTTTGAAAGTATGGCCGTCTTGCTCTTGCTATCTTTAAATGCCACTTCTTACTCATGCAAAAGCTATACGGAAAGATTGCGTGTTCATGGGGTCGGTGATGCAACCATCTGACTTAACACAGCAGAAGCGAAATGCTCAGTTCGAAGCCTTTCGCTCTGGTGATGTGGTTGACACTACAGATGTTTTGGCGCGGTTGAGCGTCGTACTGGTCAGCGGTGTCGCTCTTTGGTTTGCGACTGCTCAGGTGATCATGTTGCTGTGGTCCATCGGCTATTGGCTGATGATTATACCTTATGTCTTCTGGTATCTTCGGCATAAATCAGGGGATGCGAGCAGCAATGATATCGCTCTATGCGTCTCCGCTAGCTCAGTGATTGCCGCATGGTACTGCGCTATGGTTGTCTATGTCGCCACTCTTGGCGATGGTGATTTCTTGCTTCTAGCCACCTGCGGAGTTCTGGGGATAGCCCTGCATTGCCTGTCGCGCAACGTAGAATTCAGCTATTCCGCCCATATCGATTTTGTCGCGGTAATCGGGACGGGTCTTGGGGTGACGCTAATAGCAGCAATGAATGCTTCAACGCTCGGTATCGCTGTGGCCAGCGTGATCGGCGGGCTCTGTTCCTGCGGGTATTTTTGGCTGAGCTTTCGGCAGATTATCTCCGTAAACCGCGCATTGGCGGAAAAGACACGTGAAGAAATCCAGAACCAAAAGATGCTTGCGCTGGGACAGTTGGCTAGCGGAGTTGCTCATGACTTTAACAACCTGTTAACTGTAATAAGTGGCAATATTGAGCTGGTTATGCTGGATCCAAGAAGTCCCGAAAAAGAAGTTTTTCTGTCCGAAGCGAAAGCGGCTTCCGACAAAAGCGCTGGGTTGGTCCGCCAGCTTCTTGCATATGGAAGAAAGTCCGAATTGCGGATTACGAAAGTCGAGCTGGGCAGAGTGTTTGAAGATGTTAGAGCACTTTTGCACAGGGTTCTTCCCACGCATATTAATCTCGAAGTTCAAGAAGTTTCGCTGCAAGCCGATCTCAATATTGACCGCGCGTTGCTCGAAAGCGCGTTGATGAATTTGATCATCAACGCACAAAAAGCGATTGGCGATTCGCCTGGCACTATCCGCCTATTCGTAGAACTCGACTTGTCCGGGAGAATACGAATCTGTGTTACTGATACCGGACCGGGTATGACGCCAGATGTTCTCGCCCGCGCTGCAGAGCCGTTTTTTACGACCAGACCGGTCGGACAAGGATCTGGGCTGGGACTATCGATGGTAAATGGGTTCGTCGCGCAATCCGGCGGCAGCCTGACCCTTTCCAATCGGGAAGAAGGAGGGGTCCGGGCGGTCGTTGAATTGCCAGTTACGCCTCACCAGTGAAATCCGTCGTTCATTTGCAAAAGACAATTTAGCCTCCTTACAGACCTCGGATGCATCGTAGTATCTTCGCCGTTGATCAGCCCCACCTGAGCGGTCCGATTTGATTGTTAGTGCATGGTCGGCCTTTGGTACATTTTGACGATCGCTTCGGGGGCCGGAGCGCGGTACACCATCATTGATCGGTTCTAGATGACACTGACCGGGCAAAGCTCTGCAACCCTAAGACCGTGGCGCGGAGCTCGTCAGCGCGTCTTGCCACGTCTCGATATCGTGCTGCGCACTGGGCAAGGAGGGCTCTGGCACGGGCTGCATCAGCGACGGCGGTGGCGCTGGTATCTCCACGGGCGTTGGCACGACTGACCTCGGCGTACAGGCCGGCAACAGCATCATTAGCAACACCAAGATCAGCTTTGATCCTCGCCTGAGCTTCAATGTTAGCATCTGCCAATTTGTCAATTTCATTAATCAACCTCCGTTCCTCGGCTCGGTTTTCCAGTTCAGCGAACAGCAGCGCGTCTTTCTGGGCCAATTCGGTCACATGCTGACCCCTGGCGTAGCCAACGGCAGCAGCGACCCCTATGGCCACCACAGCAGCGAGTATGGGCGTTAGGCGGCTCATGCAGCTTGCTTGAAGGCTAACACCTCCACCTTATCTGCGATGATGTCGCGCAGGCGGTCGCCGCATTCGATTGGATCACCAGGGCGAGACATGTCTGGGAGCCAGCAGATATCCCACTTAAAGCGCTGCCGAATACCAAGAGTGGACTGGATTTCCGCATGCGAGAGAATGGAATGGCGACTTACAGGGATATCAAAAGCCAACGACAATTCCGCAGACCATAGGCACAATTCGTCAACTTGCTCCCATGTCATTGGTGCACTGCCAGGATTGAATGGAACTTCAACTGCTCCCGCCATTGCATCAGCCGCAAGCTGGATACATCCCGTATTCGAGTTGAGCGTACCTGATGCACCTCGGACGCCCGCCCGGTACGATGCTTGATCTTCAAAGGACCATTTCCCAAGGTGGCGCTTACAGTCATGGTCAACCAGCCCATTGTACGCCTTCTTTTCGAGATGGATCACACCGCGCGCGCCGGCAGTCCAATGAAGGTAGATGCGATGCAGGCCAGACGTATGGAACAGCAACGCCTCAGAACTGACCTGGCGTTCAGTCATTGCAGCCCTAGCTGCCAGATTGGTGCGGCGGCCACGATCACCGTCGATTGGGCCGGGGTTGTGGCCCAACGCTGCACAACGCGCCTGCAAATCAATAACGGTGTAAGATCGGATCATTGCCCTTCTCCTCTCTCATTTTTATCATCCTCAGAAGGAATGCGTGCGAAGGCCTGCAAGGCCTGTACGGCCAGCCGCTGTAGCGCCTTCACTTCAATCCCGAGGGCAAGCAACCCAGGGATGGCGTAGGCCCAGACGGGTGGGTTCTTAGCCATTGCGTCGAAGCCAAAATCAGCGATGAACAAGCCGACCACGGCCAGCAGAGAGATTGCTCTGATCCAGAACATTCAGTGGCCTTGCGCCACACGAATAAGTGTCCAGCACGCCAGGAACACTGCTGATCCGCTGAGCGATATGCTGGCGATTATCAAGGCAACGACGACGGGCGTTGCGACATTGTAGATATCTTCTTTTGTCCTCGGCGACATGCGCGAGCGCAATCTATGACGCTTGCTCATAACGCCGCATGCCAACGGAAGCCCCAATTTGCATTAGTGAGAGAGACGGCCGCGCCAGTATCTGGACGGAGGACTCTAATAGGGCTGGCCACGTTGGCAAATTTTATGTCAACGCGTGTTTCGGACACGGTGGCTACAAATCCAAAGGCCGACGAAGATCCTGTTGTAGCATTTGGTACGACTGGCACGATATCTCCCACCGCGAACCCAAACTCAGCAACGAAACACCTTACCTCGAATGACCAAAACCTTGGCCGAGCACCAAGACCATGTAAAGTGGAGTAAGAAAATCCACCGTTAAAAGACTGAAGCGTACTGGAGGTTTGCCTTTGTGCAAATGCACTGGCCAGTTTGAAATCAATGGCGCCCTCGATTGTTGAGCGCGGTGCGATCTCGTCCGGACCATTGCTGAGATTGATGTCGGGGTTTACAGCAACCCCTTCAACGGCGGTGCCGGCCGCATTTACCTTCAGCAAGCGGTCGGGGATAGTGGCAAAATCAACGTCCGCGAGATTGGCCGCAGCTGCATTGGCCGCGACATTCGACTGCAACACCTCGAGAGCCGTGCCAAACTCGCGCATCTCAACGACCATCGGCTGCAGAGCAAGAGTGAAAGTGTAAGCCTTCACGTCAAAATCTTCCTCGGTGTCGGAAGGCGATGGCGCTTCAGGAAGATCGGTCAGGATGGGTAGTTGCATCACTTCAAGCCCTCAACTGTAATGGTGAATTCGGATTTATCCGGCAGATCAAGCCGATGCGTGTAGTCGAAGAACACGCCGTAGATGATCAGCCCTCTGGCCGTGTCTTGGTCGCCAATGTAGACCGAGGGTTCAGCATCAAGCTCTTCCATCAGGCGCGTCGTCGCAGCCAGCAGATTGCCCTGCACGATCACGTCGAAGTTGGCCCGCAGTGCTGTTGCACGTTTGACCAAAATCAGGTTAAGAAAAATGTCACGCTCTTTGCGTGAGCCCGACAAGATGGTCACATCAGATCCCCACCTGGTGCGTCCAAGCCGCAACAACCGTCCGAACAAGAGCTGACCGATACCGGCGTCACCTTGCCCAGCCGTGACTGTGATGGTGTAGGTCGTGCCGATCCCAAAGAACGGAACATCGAGGAAGACTGCGTTTGGCTCCTTGTCGAACCCGCCAAAAAAGTAGGTGTACCAGCCGCGCAGTTGCCGACGCACCCGCAGGTTTCTGGTGAAGACTTGTGTCTCTCCTCCCCCTGCGATTTCTAACGCGACCGTGTCACCAATCATTCCCAGCACGGCAACCGCCGTCACAAGCGATGTTGCGACAGAACATAGTCACGCTTCCTGGTGCCGTCGCCGGGCTGCGGATTTGCTTGTCAAGGCGCGCCAGCGATTGGTGGAACTGATCCGCACCCAATTTGTGCCATCGTCAGCCACTGGGTTGTTGTCATTGTTGGCTGCCGAGACGCTCTGGTAGAGAGACTGCACAGAGGTGACCTGCACCACATCATCAACGGCATAGGTGGTTCCTGAACTATATTCCGGCGCGTCCTGCTCAGGGATCGAGGAGGCAACCAACGTCTGATCTGTGATCGGGATCGGTCTAATCACTTGCATCAGGTTGTCCTTTCTGGTGGCAGCCCATCGATTTCCCAACGCTGGAAGTAACGCACCAGATCCCGCAGCGAGCGTGAGCTGTCCATCACTGGATCGATGCCGTTGCCGGTTTCTGTCAAGCGCACCAGCTCATTGGGGCTGATGACACCTCCACCCGATTGCAACAGCGAAACATTCGCCCCACGATTGAGGGCTGCCATCGCAAGCCGTTGTTCAACCAAAGAGCCAAAGATGTTGCCGCCATAGAACCCTGACAGGGCAGCGGTTGCGTCCTGTGCGGTGCCATACACAGCAGCAAAGGCATCGGACACCTTCAGCAACTCGACATAGGCCTTGCGACCCTCTTTTGTGGTCAGGTCGAACCCCTCCACCAGTTCGCGGAATCCGGCGGCCGTCGTAGGCACCTCAAGGTTGAACTTGTCGAAGGTCGCAGTGATCCCCTCGATGACCCGCGATCGCTTCTCTGCATCGCTAAAAAAGTTCTCCAAATACCCTTGCGTGAGTTCTGTGAACTCCTCGGCACCGCCTGCCAGGTTCTTTAAATCGCGCGCTGCGCGTTGAATGCCTTTGGTGCTGAGCTGCTGCGCCAGTCCGCCGAATAGACCGCCAAGGTTGGTGGCCTCATCTGCGGTTCGTTTGAGAGACTGCTTCGTTAAAGCGAGGCCGGTCTGAACAGCCCGAAAGTCTTCGCTGCTGATAATCGGCTTTCTCTTTTTCTTACCGAACCCAAATAGGCCAGCGATAGCAAGCCCAACCCCAACGACAGGCAGGGCGGCCCCAATCGCAGCACCGATCCCGCCAAGACCACCTGAGATACCCGAAATTGATGCCCCAAAGCCGCCACTGATTGCCGCACCGACCCCGCCGGAGGTAAACCCACCAGCGATGCCGGCACCCACACCTGAGAGGCCGCCCAGCACGCCCGATCCCAACGTCGCGATCCCGCCACCGGACAACAAACCACCCAACCCACCGCCACCAGTCGCACCGCTGCCCAGCAGTGACAGGCCGGTCCCGAGAAGGCCGCCACCCCCAGCACCGCCACTCAGTCCAAGTGAGATCAGGATTTGGTTTTTCGCCGCTGTCGCAACCAGGTTGGCGATCAACTGCGTAAACGTTGCCTTCACCTGATCAGCAAAACTCTTGAAGTCCTTAAATCCGCGCGCAGCAAAGTCACCAAAGGCCTGACTGACGCTATCAACGCCGCTCAGCAACGGGCCGCTTAGTGCCTGCCCGGTGTCCTCTGCCTGAGCACCGATGCCACCAACCGCACCCCCTGCCCTGCCGGCAGCCTCGGCAGCCGCATCAAGGCGCGGCGTAATCACGGTCGCGGCGGCCGTCTCGTTTTGGATCGCCTCCATCTGCGCACGGATCCGCTCCAGTCGCGCCGCAGTCGCCGCAGCCTCAGCATCAAAGCGCGGGTCGCGCGGATCAAAAATGACCGGATCAGCCTTTGCCTGGGCAGCCGCACCAACCAACCCCATGATCTGCATGGCACGGCTCAGGGAGATTTCCAGCTCTTGCGCGAGCTGCTGTGCGCCACGCACAGATTGCGAAAAGTCGATGCCGCCCATCGTGTCATGCAGTCGGCCTCCGAGCTCGGTCGCGACAATGATCGCGCCGTTGAAGCTGACGATGCCATCCTTTGCGCTGGCAATCGCCGCCTTGACGCGCGCGATCTCAGCCGCCGCAGCCTGATACTCCGGCGTGATTCCACCGGCGAGCTCCACCATTTCACGCTGTTGTGCTTGGATTTCAGCGATCCGGGCTTCGAATACCGCAATGTCCTCTGACGTCAAAAACGCAGTCAGCGGGTTGTCCCGTAATTCGGCACGTGCATTGCCAACAACCTCTATAAGTTGCTCGGCTTCCCGCTGCAGTGACACGTACGCACTTGATTGCTTTTCAGCCAGGATCAGGTCTTGTCGTGTCGCATCTACATTTGCCAGCGTGGCCTCTGCCTGCCGCAACTTTGCTTGCGCCGCCTCAACGGTCATGCGGGTGCCTGGTCCCATCGCTGCAGTGAGAAGCTGCACCTGTCGGATCTCATCAGCCATCGCCAGCGTTGCACTATCAATCGCCATTTGGACGCGGCGTGAGGCCCCATCGAGGCCCATTAGCTTGGCGATCAGGAGTCCTGCCCCAATCACCAGCAACCCAACCCCGGTGCTCGCCAGTGCAGCGCGCATCTGGACCAAGCTGAGGGTGACACCGTTCGCTGCAATGCGCATGCCAGCAAAGGCAGCGACATAGCGGACACCAAATACCGCCACGCCGGTACCGGCGATGGACACCAACGTCCCGATATTGGCACCAAGCCCGGAGATCATCGTGTTCAGCATCCCGCCCTTGCGCAACGACGCCACAAAGCCGTTCGACAGATCCAGCAAGGCCGGGGCGACCGAGATAGCCAACTGGTTGCGGAAGGCTTCAAAGCCCATCCCCAGACGCGACATGCTGTCATTGGCCGCTTCCACCTTTGCGACGCCGGCCGCGTCCAGTTCGAGGCCAAATTCCCGGACTTCATTGCGCGCCGCCCGGATCGCGTCGCCGCCGGCCACAATGATCTTGGCAAAGTTCGTATTGCCAACGCCAAGATCGCGCAGCAGATTTGTTGTCTGTGCCACAGAGAACCCCAGCTCGCGAGTCCGATCTGCGATGGCAGACAGACGCTCATCGGCATCAAGCGCCAGGAGATCGTTGGCCGACAGCCCAATGCCATCTAATGCATCGCGTGCCGGCCCCGCTTCACTGGCGGCACGGGCCAGCTCACGCGACATCTTTTGCAGACCCGATGTGACCAGACCAACCTCAACGCCCGCATCACCTGCCGCCAGCTCCATCGCGCGCAGTGCTGATGTGGTCCCATCAATGCTGCGCGCGGCCTTTGCCTGCCGATCAACGTCCCGCAAACCTGCCACGACCGATGCGGTTAGCGTAACCCCCAGCGCCACCGCACCCGCTGACACTAGTCGAAACTGATTGCGCAGACGGTTGAGGCTTTGCTGGGCTTCGCTGGATCCGCGCCGGAACTGCGCGGAGTTCATGCTCAGGTTGGCACGTAACGCGCCGATCACTGCCCCCGTCATTGCGTGTTCCTTAGTTGTTTTTGGTTTTTGGATTTGGCCGCCCGCACCATGAAGTAGGTGCTGATCTCATCGTCCGTAGCGAAGCGCTGCGGTGCATCACTGCCTTTGATAAACCTGTCCGCATCCGGCAGGCTTTTGGGATCATGATGGGCAATGGCCGTGAGTTTGGAGGTCGCATACATGACCGCGCGTTGCTGCATGGCCTGGCGCCTTTCGCGCTCCATTACGCCGTCCAACACAATCATGATGTCGCGCAGGGTCAGCGACCAGAACAAATCATAGGCCTGTCCTGCCGCCACCCATTCGCGTGTGAGATCGTCCCAGTCTATTCCGGGACGCTCTCCGTTTGGTCGTTTCCCACCGGGTCTTTGCCATCCGTTTTGTCCGGTTCGGGGAAGGCAAAGCGCACAGCCTCAAGGGCAGCACTCATCGCCTGCGGGAAACCAACATCATCGATCACCTGACCCGCACCACGCAACGTCGTGTCCGTGCTGTCAGACAGACCCGCGTAGATCAGCGCCCGCAGGCAGCGAAACGAGACACTGCCGACATCCACACCGCGTGCAAAATTCTCAACCGCGGTGAAATTCTGGCCATAGGTCTCTTCAAACAAGACGATGGCATTTGTCGTAAAGCGCAGCCGGTGTTCTTGATCACCAACGTTGAGCGTTACGGTTCCTTTGTTCAGTTGTGTTTTCTTGGCCATGATTATGGCACCACCGGCGCTGGGGTGAAATCGATCGGCCCGGTGCCACGCATTGTCGCCTCGATTGTCACCGGGCTCGCTGCGTCATCGGCGTTGGGCGTGATGCTGGGGAAGGCACGGTATTCGAAGATATCGCCGTTGGCCAACGTCCCCCGATAGAAGGTTGCAGCGTCTCTGGCCTCATCGAGAGCCCAAGCCTGAAAGCCAGCGCGCGTGTAGCCACAAACAACACTGACCTCACCAATATCCTTGAGGCCTTTGATGTACTCGCGGAACCGCTCCGGGCTGTCGAGACTGGTCACGTCCTGGTACTCGGTCGTGACCTTGGGCAGCACAAGGCCGCGCACGCGCGGCACAGCGGTGTACGCTATCCCGTCGGTGGAGCGTTCAAGCGTGCCGCCCCAGCCAATGAATTCGTCACTCATCGTTCTTTCCTTTCGATTTTGGATTGTATTTCGATGTCACCCGATCACCGGGTGTGCAGCAGTTAGCCACGCGCCGTCTTCGCGCGGGCCCGCGCGAGTGTCTTTTGAATTTCCATAGCCAGATCCTGACGCATCCGCTCCAGCATCTGATCCCGACCCACATCCCAAGCCGGGCGGAAATGCGGCTGCGGCCCATGCCTGCGGTTGCCGAATTCCTGCTGCACGCCCGCAGGGTGCGATGTGCCGACATACATCACCACATCATCGCGATTACCGCGCCGCTCGATCGCCGCCTGTCGCTTCGTGAGTTTCGACGTGACCACATAACTTTCGTTCAGTTGCTTGTCGGTGCTGTCTTCATCCTTGGGTGCGGTTGCATTGGCCTTGTCGGCCACTGGCTGTGCCGTCCGCTTGAGAACACGGCGGGCCAACGACTTACGTGTGGCGGCGCGCTCAATCTCGGCAAGTGCGGCCTCCAGTTCGCGGCCACCTTCGAATTTGACCTCAAACACTTGCAGCACCCCAGTGGACCAACACATCGACCGAGCGGCCATAGAGCTGCTGCGCATCACCAGGCGACAGACCATCCAGATCGCGCCCGGTTTCCACGAGCATGCCTTTGAAGGCAATGACCCCAACGGTCCCGATATAGCCGGACAGCAGCATGCTGGCGGCGCGTTGCACCGCGACTGCACCCAGATAACTCTCGGCCCAGGCATCCAACTGCACCCGAACCCGCTGCACACCCGCTTCGCCATCAAGGTAGTATGCAACGGGATCACTGACCAACGTCAGATTCAGATATGGGAACTGCTGAATGCCGTCAGGCTGAATGCCCCAGTGGATGCGGTCATCACAAAGTGCCGCGAGGCCAGCGTCTGCCTGCAGAAGGTCCGTGAAGGCTTCCTCCATCAGATCACTGGCTCCGGCGGCGGTGTGCGCGTGGCCGTGATCTCGATCGGTGGCCGGCGCCCCTCAGTTGCGTTCTTTATTCCCGCAATCTCCCAGATCCGTTCCCCGCTTGCCAACACTTCAACCATGCGATCCGCACCGGTCAATGCGCGGGTGATCGGGTTGCTGTGGACCACAAAGCGGGCCATTAAAACCGAATGACGGTTGCCTGCCGCCGTCTTCTCCGCGTCAGAGATGTCCGAGCGTCCAGCCCATGACGTTCCCAGCGGCACCCATGCCGGCACAATGGCATTCAGCACATCGCGATTGTTGCGATCCATGCGTTCAAACCGGACCACGATATGCCGCAATACTTTCATGGTCAGGCTCCCATGATCTCATACGGACGGCGATAGCGGACTTGACGGATCAGGTTGTGCGCACCGAATGTCATCTTGGGTGGCTCCGCCCCATCGATACTGATGCCAGCATCCAGCCATTCTTTCACCGTCAAGATGATGGCCTGCTCCGCCCGCTGCACACGAGCGTCAATGCCGGCGGTCGCGCGTACACGCACTTCGGTTGCACACCGTAATTCAGCAATGATGGCGTCTGGCACGACAAGTCGCGGTTCGTCATACATCTGCACGACAAAGGCCTCTGCGGTATCAAGTTCCGCCCAGATACCCGCCTCGTCGCGCACGGCCATCTCATCAAGACTGACGACCGGACGGACCGGAAACCACCACGCCGACCAGGCACAGGCCGGTGCGGTGAACTCATATGGGCGCGGTGCCAGCGGACAGGCAATGGCGGTTTCAACGAGTTCCTGGGCGGCCAGAAGATAGGCCGCGATCAGGACATCATCATCCGCGTCATCCGGCGTGAGATGAATGGCGCGTTTGAAATCCAGCACGGTCACAACCGATGCAATCACTGCCGCGCCAATATATCTCATGTGCCCGCCTCGCCCGCCTGTCTGAAGTTACGTGTTGGAGCGCTTTGGCGGCGCGCTGGCTTTGTCTGCCTTTTGTGCAGATGTTTTTTCATCCGTTGGAGCGGTCGCTTCCAGAGCTGCTTCACGTTCAGCGAGCGCCGCCTCGCGCGCATCCAGTTCGGATGTCCGTGCATTGATCTCGGCTGTCGCGACCTCGGCGTTCGGCTTTTTCCTGCTGTGCTTCTTCGGATCATATTTTTCCGCAACTGCTTTGAGCTTCTCGGCCATATCCGGGTCAAACCCTGCAATATCGCCGGGCACATAGATCCCGTGAGCTTTTGTAAAAAACATCGGTACTTTCTTGGACATATCCTGCCCTCCATTTGTGGCATCCCGGTCAGGGGCCGTCTGTTGAGAGGTGCTGCGCCGGACCACCCGGCGCAGCGCTTATTTTGCGATTAGAGGGTCCAGTTGACGCCGTTGAGACCCGACAGCGCCTCGACATGGCGCGGAGCCAGGTCATGCTCGCTGATGGCCCGCATCAGAGTCAGATCATTCTGAAACGCGCTGACTGTGTTGCCGCCCTGGTCGACGAACGCCGCCTCGGAAGACGTGGCAATGGTCACGGTCATCGCATCACCGATCATCACTTCGTTGAAATCTGCAAAATAGACTTCGGTTTCATTGGCACCGACGCCAAGGTTTGCGGGGATCTGCGATGTGGTCTTGATCGGATAGCCCATCAGTTCACCGTCTTCCTGAATGGACGGAAAGAGGTAGGACCCATGCACTGGCTCACGCAGGCTGGCCAAAAAGTTCTTCGTCCCGGCCCGCATGATCCATCCGGGGGACACCATCATGACATTGGCATCCTCAACCCGCGACACCAGAAAGCGAATAGCGGTTTCGACCGCCGCCGCGTCATTGGCCACACCAGTCAACAAGTTCGCAACCGGTGTCCAGAACCGCAAGCCAAAGGGTGTATTGGCCGCACCGGCGTCACGCATGAACCCTAAATCTTCGCGCAGGCGCATCACCTGCAGCATGTCATCACGGATCAATGCGGCGACAGCCGCCGTCGAGTGCCGCAGCAACGCGTTGCCGACAGGCACGAGGGCCTTGAGCGTTTTGAAGGCCTGATCGATCGGGGCGAAGGTCTGCTCGCTTTCAATCGCGGCGCCGTTTTCAGGCCCATAGCTAGCCGTTGCGGACCCGGTAAGCTGGGCATGACGGACCTGACCGGCTGGCATCGGCATGACACGCGCGCCAAGCGCCCGCACAGCAACCATCGGGCGCAGCAGCTCGATGATCTGTTCAGACTGCGCCCGCGGAATGGTGACGCCGCCAGCGGCATCCGTGGCACCCGACAAGGCCGCCGAAATCCCGGAGTGGCCGTTTTCTTCCAGCGCCGCACAAGCACGGTCGCGATCGCCACGCGCATTGGTCAGCGCATGCATCATAAAGCCAATCTCAAGACCGTTTTCGGCAGGATTGCTTGCGGCGGCCGGGACCGTACCCGGTGCGGCAGATGAATTGTCGCCGCCACTTGCAGACGCGGCAGCAGCCTGCTCGACAGATTCAACGCGACGCACACGCCGGTCAGATGCAGCAAAAGCTGTTTCCGCTTCTTCAAAAGCCGCAAGCGCCGCGACCATCGCCTCGTCATCAGCGGCGGTTTCCGCCGTTTCCAATTCTTCAATTGCGGTGGCGGCAGTTTCCATAGTCGCCAACGCCTCCGCCCGCAGGCGGCGCAGATCATCTAGGTCCATTTTGGTTTTCTCCTTGGTTTGAGTGCCGCCGGAACGCAGCATGACGCCCCCCTTCGGCACGTGGCAGGGGAACAGCGCCCCGTGACGGGGCTGCATGGGTCGGAATTTTCTTAGGTACGCACGCGGGCGCGAGCAGCGGCAGCCTTTGCATGGTAGGCGCGGCTTGCGGTCCTGTTTGGTTTTGGTGCGTATTTATCAAAGATATCAGCGAAGAATACATCGCGCGTCATTTGTGCATCAGCCAGCCCACGTGCGCGGGCCTCTTGAAAACCGAACACCGCGCCACCGTCAGCCACATCATCCGTCACACTCAGCCGCGCTGGCAAATCAGCCGGAGCAATGCCCCGGCCCGCCGCGATCGCCGCGTGAAAGTCAGCCTCTAGCGCGTTCAGACGCTGGTCAATCAGGGCAGTGCCCGGCTCCGTTGCCGCATCGGGGTTTTTGGCCCGTGCGTATTGTGAGCGAAAGTTGAACCACTGGTCGCCATGCATGCCGGGTTGCACAGGGCTATAGGTAGACATCTGCACACCAATACTGCCGATCCATGCGCCCGGCGTCATGCTGATATCTGTGCACTGGCTGGCCAACCAATAGCCTGCTGATGTTGCCATCGGGCAGACCACGGCATGGACTGGCTTGACCGCAGCCGTAGCGGCGATGGCTTCGCCTGCGGCCTCGATTGCCAACACCATGCCGCCCGGCGTATCAATCTCAAGCACGATGGCTGCCACTTCTTCTGAGGCGGCGAGTTGCCCCATCGTGTCGGCCAATCCGTGATAGGTGGTCCATCCGAGCCAGCGTTCCAAACCGTAAGAATTGGGCGTCAGCAATCCACGCACTGGTACCACCGCAACGCCACGCTGGATCGCGAAGCGTTCACCGCTCTCAATGGTGATAGCTCCCTCACCCGTCAGCTGCTCAGCGGTCACTTCCATGGCCATTAGGCCGGTCGCGAACTCGGAACAAAGCGCAAGGGCAGCCCCTCCCATCAGGCTGGCGATTGTTTGGGTGGTCATTCCTCGTCTCCCTCGTCCGTTGGTTGCTCATCGCGTGTCATGTTCGACGGCGGATAAAGCTTGTCGCCGCCCTCGGTAATCGGTTGTTTGGTGATCCGTTGCGCCCCGTTTGGCGTGACCCACGGCCCACCAACCGCCACCTTCATGGCGTCGAACAGTTCTTTTGTGGTTGGCTCCAGCAGCACCGAGAAGTCATGCCTGAAAAACAGGCCGCTTTCACGCTCGGCCTGCGTCAGCAAGCCCTGATCATATTGCTGGGTCACCGGCTTGTCCCAATGCATGAGGCAGTCGGACCGATAATCCAGCGCCTGCTGTTGCCCGTTCGCTTTCACGCCGTTCTCCAGCATCTGCAATTTGCTTGGCGGCATCCGATAAACTGCGGCAATCATCTCGCGATCAAACTTCCGCGATGCCAACAGCTCCTGATCAGCCGCCGATAGATCGAGGCTCTTGATGTCTTCGCCTTCGTTGAGGACAGGAAAGTCACCACTAATCGGATCCGTGAGATTAGCTTTGATCCGTTCTGCCGACCGCTTCCGCACCTCGTCATCTGTATAATCATCGCGCAAGATAATCGCAGCTTTGGTTGTACCGCCTGACGCGCTACGCGCTGCCGCCTCTTGCCCCGCAAGTGCCAGGCCGACACTCTCCGCTGCCACCTGCAACGGCGACCGATGCGTCCAGCCATCCAGTGCCATATAGCGCATATGCACCATTGAGCGTTGCGGCGCAGATCGCTGGACCTCGCCACCATCCTGAAAATGGTAGAACCGCGCGCGCGCCAGGCGCGTCACGCTGCAGGCCGTTGGCAGGATCGTATCGATCAATGTCAGCTCACCGCCCCCATCACGGGGTGCATAGGCATAGCTGACGCCGCGCAGGGTGAAGCAATAGACCATCGCATAGCGCGCAATGGCCGACGGCACGCCCGGTGACGTCTCGGTGTTCATCAAGTATTCCGCCCGATGGCCAAAGACGCGGGTTTCCGTTCCATCGGCTGCGCGCTGCCAAAGCTGCAGCGGCACCTTGGCCAAATCCCCGGCGATGTTGTTGCAGCAGGCAAACACCGTCGCATGCCGCTCGGCGGTGACGGGTGAGACATGCGGCAAAGACTTTACCCGCGATTGCGCCCCCGATCCACCCCAACCGATTTCCGTCAACCAAGGCGCAGGGGCTGTCACACCGCTAGTCTCTGCCGCCGTCACAGGTGGCTCAATCCGGGTGGTAACTGCAGGAGGTTTCGCAGCGCGTCGGAATCCAAACATTCGCGATAGCCTCCTTAGATGGCATGAAGAAGCATCGCGCAGCCAAATCGGGGCGATGCAAATACGATTGATTCGTGAGTGACGCGCAAAGCGTCAGGGCCGCAGAAATCAGATTGCAGCTGTTAGGTCAGCTTCGCGGACGAAGCCGACTTCTCTTCAGAAGCATTGAAAGGCCGCATCGCGTGAAGCTTGCCATTGCTTTGCGATGCCAACAGTATGCAAAATAAATTATTGAAGCACACAGGCTAACAATGTTCTCACTTAAGCGCAGGTTCATTAGTTTTGAACTGATGCCACACAAGGGGATTGGCTCGCTGTTACTTGACGCAACAAGGGCCGAGGTTTCTGCGGCTTTGCACGGTTTGCGGATCAAAGACACGCATGAAAACGCAAGCGGTCAGCTCCATGCATTGGAAAACACCATAGAAATCGAATTCAACAGCATGGACCGAGTTTGGTTCATTGGTTTGTATGATCATCCGATGGTCAAACTAACGTTTGGAGACGACAGTCTTTTTGACATTCCAGCTAGGAAGAGTTTTCAAAAGCTGTCGCTCGCCGATGGCACTGAAGACGTACCTTTCTCACGCGACGACGTTCTTTTGCCTAGACTCATCGTGACGCTTTGGCACGCGGAAAGAAAGAACGTCGCCGCGGAGGAGATTTGGACGCAGATTGGCCTTGGTACACAGGAGTACAAAGAGCGGTCGTCAAACATTTCGCAGGATGAGATAGATGGCATTCTTCGCAAGTATGGCATCTCGCCCGAATGAAAGCGGCAACTTAACCGGATAAGGCCCGGAAAATACAGAGCCGACGTTCGTACATACTGCAGCATCGGTCAAAGCGGGCTCGAAGCAGACATCACGTATCATCCAAATCGACAGAGCACGTCTGCCAATCACACGACCGCCGCCTCCATTGCTTTGCGTTTTGTCTCATTGGCTTCGGCGCGGCCCACGGCCATGATCGCCGCGACTGAGACATCAATGCGCCCGCTCGATTTTTTCTTGTTTGGCTTGATGTTCTCAGCCGCATCTTCATCTCGGTGCACATTGCCAACCTGCCAGGCAAAAACCGGGTTGCCGTTGTGGCGAAGCCGCCCCTGGGCAACTTTCTCCTCAAACCGTTTCATCGGATTGGACATACTCGCAAAACCCTGTCGATGTTCGACCATCGGAAAGCGTTTCTTGTCAAGCTCGTCCGCCAGATACTTCATGCCCCAAGGATCATATGCCACCTCTTGCAGATCGAAGTGAGCACGGATCCATTCCAGACGTTTGGCAATTTCCGCTTCGTCGATGCTGCCACCGGTATGCACCTCAAGCCAGCCATCATCGCGCCATGCCACAAACTCGCGCTTCTCCGATTGCGCCCGCGCGATAAACCCTTTCGGCCCTTCCGGCAGGAATGTGTACACGATCAAATAGATCAGCCCGTCATGCGGCACCGCAATCACAATCGCCGTCGTGTCGATCTTGTTGGACAGGTCCAAACCTACCCAGGCCTTTTTCCCGTAAAGCATGCGCTCATCGAACGGGGCGGCCATCAAGCCGTTGTCCCACACGTCGCGCGAGATCCAACTCTCCGCCCCCTCGGTCCACAGATCGAGGTGGAAGCGCCGAAAATTTGGCATCTGACCCGAGATTGCGAGGGCCTTTTTAACCGCCGCGCCCATGGCCGCTTTTGATTTACTCACTCCCAGATTCGGGTTTCCCATTGCCCAAGCCACTGGATCGGTCGGATCACAGTCAATCGGCGGCTCGGCCACATAGGCAAACAGCTTGTCGTCCGTGACATCACCACGCAGCACGCTTTCCGCATAGCCGCGCAGTTCACCACACAGCGATCCGCGATCATGGCCTGCCGTTGTGATCACCCAATCAATCGGCTGCGACCGCGCGATCATGCTTTCGACAATCGTCTCGGCCAGCTCGCGATCCGTCCAACGGTGCATCTCATCGCGGGCCAGAAACGATGGGTTGATCCCATCCGAGCTGTTGCCGTCGCGACTTAGACAAGAAATCACGCCGTCGAACTTTGGTACTGTGACCGAGCTAGTCCAGACTTTCGCAAACTCACCCAGCAGCGGCGAGCGTTTGATGATCCGCTTGATGCCTTTGAACAGAATACCCGCCTGGTTGCGAGTGGTCGCGGCACAATACCCTTCAGGCGACGCCTCCCCGTCAAAGAGCTGCGTGTAAAGCATCGGCACCGATGTGTCCGTTGTCTTGCCGTTCTTCTTGCCGACTTGGTGGTAAGTCGAATTGAACCGGCGTAACCCGGTGTCTTCATACTTCCACCCGAACACGGATCCATGCCGGAACACCTGCCACGGCATCAGCTCAAGCGGTTTGCCAGCCAACGGACCCGCCGTGTGCTGCAGCATCTTGGCAAAGTTCGTGACCATCGTCGCCGCTTCGCAATCGAAGTACAGCCCGCGCTCACCAGCCGTTTCTAAATCCAGCAGGTGACGCTCGCAGGCCATCCGCACCAGGTCACCGGCAATGATGTCACCCCCTACAACACCAAGCGCGTAGCCCGAAACCGGGTGATCAATCGGTTCCATTTTTGAGCTGGTTCATCAGATCATCAAAGAGATCGCCCTGGCCGCCCGCCTTCAGCCGCGACTGGTCAACCGGCGACAAGCCGAACAGCGCGCTGTCGCGGCGCATGGCATTCATCGCTTGTTGTTGCACGCCCCACATCGCCGTCTTCTTTTGCTGCACACCGTTGCGGGTTTTGGTTTCAAAGTAATAACCCTCGATGGCCAGCACCGATGTGGCCGCCAGGAAGTTGGACACACTCTCGCAATACGCCGCAAACTGATATTCAAACTGCGGCTCAAGATGAACCTTCGCCGTCAGATCCGCAGCCAGCTCATCCCAGACCCGACGCGCGGCCTCGCTCATGAACTCAGGCGCATCTGGCACCCGGCGCTGCACATCGCCCATCATCGGGATGACATTTTCAAGATCTGGCTTGCGGCCCTTCATGGTTTCAGTCCTCCCTGATCTGTCATCATCAATGTGGCTTTTTTTTCCAATTAACTGGCCGCGAAAAGAAAGGTACCCCCGCCGGTCAACGCCACCCCGGCCTAGTTCTCAGGTAGCCCCCCCTTTTGGTGAAAAACCTCCAATGCGGTTTTGCGGCTGTGGCAGGGATGGCAAAGCGACTGCCAGTTCTTCCGGTCCCAGAACAGTTTGAAATCGCCCTTGTGCGGCACGATGTGATCGACCTGCGTTGCGGCCACCACAGCGCCCAGTTCGGCACAGTCAGCACAGAGCGGATTGCGGGACAAGAACCGTCGCGCGGCCTTCCGCCAGTCGCGCGACTGATACAGGACGCGCCAGCTCGCGGCATGCTCTGTGAGCTGGGCCGTCGCTCGGCGCTCCGCCAACCGATCCTTGTTCTGCTGCGCGTGATCCGGGCAATGCGACTTTCCCGCGATCGCGAGATCATCGCAACCGGCAGAAACACAGACCTTGCGTGGCATGGTGTGACCTCACTTTTGGAAGTTCTTTTCGTTTTTCTGAACCGCCCAAATTTCTCCAACAAATCGCCCCAAAGTTGTGGTGAGGTTAGTTGTATTATTATGAGGATAGTTAGATGCGAAATCTCTTGTGTTCTATTTCAATCGCAATCACAGCATTCTGGCCAACTTTTGGCTTTACTCATTCCGGCGGATTGAACGCGCAAGGATGTCACGCTGGGTCGCGGCCATATCATTGCCATCGCTCACAGACACCACAACGCAGCACAAACTCCACTGGATCGGGATGCAGCAGCCACTATTCGGGGTGTGTACCCAATGCTAGCGATGTTGATTGCGCTGGTGGTGGTGGAAATGGTCCGGCTTATGTCAGAGGACCAGTCCGGGTCATTGGATCGGATATCTACGGCCTCGACCGAGACGGCGACGGAATTGCCTGTGAGTGATGTATTGACGACTGCGTTGATGAATCTGCGCTGCGGCGTGTGATCCTCGACCACGGTCCGCTACGGGCCGTGACCACCTGCAGGCCTTGCTACCATCTCAGATCTGCATCACAGCGCCCAACGGCTCTGCCCGGTCAGAATATCTGGAGTACAAACAGAAAGTGCGCCGGACCATATGTTGGGCGGCGCACTTCCTGATGATGCACATTTAGTAGACCTCAACACCCTTAAGTGTCAAGCGCTAATTTTCTATTGCCCGTCAGGCCAACGGGGAGCGGGGCCAGAGCCCAAGGTCGTATGCATGATGCGACCGGACCGCACAGGCCCCATCATGCGCGTCAGTGTGGCACTCAGCGCCTGCATCAAATCAGCCACCATTGCACTGCTGGCGTTACCGTTGCCCTTGGCCCAACCACCCGCGATCAGCACCTGACTGACACTGCGGTCATGCAGGCAGACGGCATCGACCAACTGTCGGTCTGTGATGGGCACGCGCGTTTCCCCTGACGGGCGGCGACGGCGGATGGACTTTGCAACACCCATTCCGATGCGATTATGGATCAGGGCCAGCCTTTGGCCCTGTTCCAGCACCGCATCAATGAACGCGGACGGGTCGCCACCGCCCGAAGTGCTTTCCAATGAGGGTGACTTGCACCCGGCAGCGGCATATCTTTCTGTCAGCACGGCATATGTGCGGCCCATGGCGATCTGACTGGGCGTCAGGATACAAGGCCGCTGCGGCGTGCTTCTCGCCATCATCCGGTCAAACACATCCGCACAGCGCAGACCCGTCCGACCGCGATATCCCGCGTTCTCGAACTTCCAGCCCTTTTCGCCATCAGGCATAGATGTCTTTGGGGTGAAGGTGGCAACCCCGCCACGCGCAGGGGCGGCAGGAATTGCATCACCGCATTCGGAAGGCACAGTGCCGGAGGCCCTCACACGGGCGACCCGCTCTGCCTCCTCGGCTGCGCGCGCGGCAGACTTTGCCCGATAGGTGATCATCGGATCATTTGCACTCATCCGTTTACTCCCAAGTTTGCGATCTCGGTACAGCGGGCGATGACCGCCAATCGGCGCTCCCGCCACGCCAATTGTTCAGTCGGCAAGCCATCACCGCGTGCCAGCCTGTCCTCCATGCGTTGCAACTGGCGCACAGCATCATCACCTTTCTCCCTGGTTACTTTGACAACATAATCGGTCGGCCACCGGCGGGACTGTCGCAATTCAGCCAGAAGCTCCGGTGCCCAGCCTTGTGCGATCGCATCACGACCAAGTTGCTTGGCAAAGACAGCGCGGATCAACGGTGACGCATCATCGCGCGGTGGTTGGATGTCCGCCGCCCATTTGAGGATATTGCGCGCAATGGGAAAGCGGTCCCGATCTTTGCCGCCTGCATTGGCCGCAGATATTTCCGCGAGTGCTTCAAGATTGATTGCGGACATATAGGCCAGTTTTTGCGACAACTCCGCCACCATCTCATCAAACTGTTTGATCGTCAGCGTACTGGGCTTGGCCAGCCCCAGTCGCTGTAGCGGTTGTACCAACAGCCGAATGACCTGCTGTTCGCCTTGTGTCTGCCCTGCTCTATCCATTGTTCTTTCCCTTTTCTCAGCACTCCGGGTTTTCAACTGCGCATGTCGCCTGCCTGTTTGTGCGCCGCCGTCTCTTCTCTTTTTCTTTTCATTATATTTTTCTTTTCTTTTCCTTTAAGCAGCCGACAGTCTTTGTCCGAAAGTGTCCGTTTCTGTCCAATTCTGTCCATCGGACAGAATTGGACAGAAACGGATGTTTTAATGTTTGAGGTCGCGGACGCCCATTTCTTCCATGCATTCGATCACGCGATTATCGGTGCTGTTGCCGCCCGGATACCGCTCTTGCAAAAGGCGGTAGAGCTGGACAATGAACATGTCCTGGGCGGCCAATCGGCTATGGCCAAGCGCCTCCACGCGCATGCGCAATCGCTTGATTGCATTGCGTTCCCGGTCGGCGTCGCGCCGATCCTGCCCTTTGAGGCGCTGGCTGAGCGCGGCAACGGCGACTTCCGTAACTACCTTGTGCATCAAGCGCACTTCGTCGCCCACGGTGCAGTGATACCAACCATGCAGCGGCGACGGCTCGCGGCGCGTGTAGCCCTCCCACTGATCCGTGGACATCCGCAGCAAAGCGGCAATCAGGCGCGGACTATCCGGCAAAGTGCCAACCGGGTCCTGGTTCTGCGCGAGGCACCACAGCGCCGTCGCCACGCCCTTCACATCCCAGTCACCCAGCAAATAGAGGTCAGAGTTCAGCCAACGATCAAAGTGAAACAGGAAGAACGAATGGCTCTCCAGGCGCTCGCCGCGCGCAATCGGGTAAACCGGCAAATCACCCACCTCGATCGGTCGCAGCAGGGATGCGGCTGTACCACTCATGCCGCGGCCTCCAATGCAGCGGCGATCACGGCCCTGATGATCGCCTTGCGCTGCCGCAGCCGTCCAATGTCAAATGGAAACGTCGTGGTCACCCTGATGGACCGCTTGGGTCCGTAGCAATCGACGGAACCCAAAAACGGGGCATATGCGCCATCGCGGCGCGGGTCAGCCTCCACGATATCCAGCACGCCGATATCCGGATCTGTGATGAACATCCGCATGACGCTCCGCGTGGGTCTCGAGAATTCCAGTATTAAGCAGGACGGCATTACGATACGGTCCCCTCTGTCTCGGCGTACCGCATGGCGGCAGCGATGACTGTCTCAAGCATGCGCTTTGAATTGCGGGTCATTGCACGACTGACATAATCCTTGCCAAGCCCCAGCTTGCGACTGGCCTCGGCACGAGATCGGAAACTCACAGGACCAATGGTGACGGCTTTCGCGCGGTATTGCCCCCGTTCGTTGTCCAGTCCGATCCGGTCGGGCGCACCCGCTGCAATATGGCGATACACATGATCAATACAAACGTCGTAGTGTGCTGCAGCCTGCGCGGGCCTGTCGAATAAATTCCCCCGCACACGCACCGGCATTGGATCACTACCCGACAAACCACGGCATGCGCGATGTAAGGTTCCGTTGCGAATATGCTGCCTGATGGAAACCGGGTGAACAGACAGCGCTGCTGCTGCCACATCTACGTCAGCGTAGGTGACGCCGTTGATGACAATATCCGTGTATTTGCGCTTACCCATGAGCGCCACCTTGGACTCTTGCAAGATCAACCATCGCCCGGTTCCCTTGTCCTGAACATCATTTCACCTTCTGCAAAATGCGGGGCCCAACGGCGCGCTGAATGCTCTCAAGACGACCGACAAAGCCTTTTGCCTTCTCGATCTCACGGCCCAGCACATCCAACTTTTGTTCAGATTGTTGCTTCACCGCTTGCGCAGAGGTGATGAAGGCCCGCAGTTCATCTTTGAATGCTGTCATGTCCTCATTGCCCCCGGATGGGCCGAAGAAATCCTCTCGCAACGCTGCCACCCATCCCGGCATCACGTTCAGGAGCTCGGCAATAGTTTCGTCGGTATCGCCCCGCTGATAGCATTCGTTGTCCGTGTCATAGACGTCATCCAGCAAATCCATGATCTCGCGCTTCTGGGCACGTGTCGGTTCGCGCAATGGCGCCGTCGCATCGACCGGCACTGTGTTGTCTTTCATCTGATCCACCCTCTTTTTTGCCGAGCAGGACAGGCACCGCAGGCGCTTTCCGATATATGTCCAGCCCAGTTTTCCGACGTTACGCACCGCCTGCCCCTGCCCCTCATTGCCATGCTTTCCGTGACATCCCGGGACAACTTCGCACCGTCCGCATTTGTCACAAGTGCAGCGTATGGCCGGTTGACCGCGTCCGCTGCGTATCGGCTCAAATGTCATCGCCCGACCCTTTCGCGTCCGCCGCCCGCCGCGCACGATCCTGCATCCAGGCCGACTGGACATGCGTGACATACCGGCGGGCGGCACGCACAAGTGCCGCTTCTGGCGTGCCCGCAGCCGCGTATTTGTGGATCCGCCAGACCAGCATCGCCAGCGCAAGCCTGTGCCCCACTTGCGCTAACTCGCGGCGCGACTGTTGCTTGCAAGCCCGGCAGCAGTAGTTTTGCCACTTGCGTGTTGGCGCGAACGCGCGGCCACATCCAGGATTGAAGCAAACGCCACTTTGCCAGGGCGGTGCCGCCCGCAACTCGGCCTCTGCAAAGGTCAAAAACGGTTCCACATCCAGATTGAGTTCCGGCACCAAATGAGGGCTGACCCCATTTTGATCTGTACATGCTGCCGACCGCAGGGTGCCTGTGCAGGTCAGACGGTCTCTGGTGGCGCTCTTTGTCATGGGGCGGCCTCCGCAGAATAATCCAAATTCAACGCGCTCTGTCTGCTATCGGGCGGGTTACGAAACAGACGCCGCTTGACGGTTTCATCGGACCAGTCACGATCCCAGACCAACCAGGCATTCCGCTGCGGTGGCGATCCACCCCCCCGAAAGTCAATTTTCCAGCAGCAAATGTATTCGATCGAGACCGGATAAGTGTCGTGCAACGCGTCCATGCCGTTGATGCGCGCCGCCATCCAATCCGCATTGAGCAGCATTGCGACATAGCGGACATTCAGATCACGGATGTGGCGCAACCAGCGGCCATGGCCATCGCGCGCATTGATTTCGCCATAAGGCGGATTGGTGATGATGATATCGGCTGGTGCGATCTCGAAATCGTACAGGCTGCGCACCACTGTCCCGTCCCAGCCCCGATCAACCACGTCTGATCCGATCACATCAAATCCATGTCGGGATAATTCATCGGCCATGTGGCCACCGCCAACAGCAGGTTCCCAAACCGGTCCCCCAATTGCGTGCAACCGGTCCGCCTGGACGGCCAGAAACGCAGCGGTCGCGTCGGGGGGCGTCGGGTCATAATCAAGACCATCGCGCGTTGGCGCGGGGGAACCCTGCTCCGGAAACGCCGCAAGTTCGGGCTGTGGTGCGCGCTTGCGCTTTGTCGCGCGAAACAGGGGTTTTGCTGATGCGGCCATCACGCCATCCCCAAAAAAGACGGGGACAGGTCAGCCCTGCCCCCGAGAGTTGACAGGGAGGCGAAGAGGCACATTGCAGCCGACCACGCACCTGCTTTTCTGGCTTGATGGGTTCTCCAACCCTGGCTGCATGTTTTCATCGGTATGCCAGTCAGCACCGGAAAAACTTTTCCAAACCGCGCAAAAAAAAGGATCTCATTCATCGACCAAACCTTTTCCGCAATGCAGCCGAAAGGCCTCCGGGTGTGCCAGAGCAGCCATGGCGACCTTGTCGCCGGTCGGCTTGTGCAGCCCCTGCCACTGATTGCGCGCGGTGCGGTCGTCCACCTCAAAGAACCCTGCAACGTCTTGCCAGTTGCGAAACGACGACCGCAGAAAGCGCGCCCAAAGCCGCGGAAATGACGCCCGATATTCCGACGGTGGGACCGGATCACCCTCCCAGGCTTTCGCCACAACAGCTACGTTTACAACAGCCGTTGGTTTTGGGAAATCCTTTTCGCGACAATCCTTTGGCAGGCCGTTAGCCTTCTCACAAGAGGCCAACACAACAGAAGGAACAGTGGATGGACCAGCGAGCGTCATGCGGCAGACCGATCCAACAACGGGGGTAGTTTGATGAAACTGAAAAGTATGCGTGATGGCGGCTCTACGCCGAGCTCATTTGCAAGCTCGATCATAGCCGCATACCACCTTGAAGGAAGCAGGCCATTCGTCAGATGTGTGTGCACCGTCGTCGGCGAGACCTTGAGGCGCTGAGCAACGACTCTGTAGCCTCCAAGGCGATCTATGAATGAACGAGCATCGCTATACATGAGGCGACTAAATAATCCGATAATTTCGGATTGTAAATATCAGATTGACCTCAGTATTCAATTTAATTGGATCATCGGATAACAATAACTTGGAAGCTCAAGAAAAAATCAAATGAACATTGACGAAAAACAACACCTTTCGCGCATCGGTGACACGAGCGATGAAGCTATCGCCTTCCGCCTAAGGGCAGCGAGGCGCATTACCGGTATGCAACAGAAAGAATTTGCAGCAGCCATTCCGATTGGCGCGACCACATATAACACGCAGGAAAAAAAGGGCCGACCGTCGATCCCAGTTATGCGTTACTTGTACCAACAGCACCGGGTGGACTTTAATTTCATCATTCACGGTGATTTCGCTCAACTGGCTGGTGACGTTCAGGATCAATTATTTTCCGCTCTGAACGAGAACGTGCAGTCTTCGGATCACCAATCCAGTTAAGGTTAACCCCGAACTTCCTCAATAATATCAACAATCGAATCATCATGGCAGTCTCTGGCTCCCACCCATTTGTTCCCCTCAGGATCTCTATGGTTAATGGGCGCACAACCACAGGATGGGCAAACACAATCCAATAATTTCGGATTAAAAATATAGACAATCCGATTTTATAGGATTATTCAAGTCTCCATCAACTGGATGGAGATGTCGATGCAACCACATGTACTCACCAACCGCACAGCGCAGGCAGTGCACGATGCCCGCCTGTTTGTGACTGACCCTTCAGAGGCACATCGACGCCCAGGTAGACGATTGATGGCTTGGGCAATCCTTAAGTCCGCACGCGGCCAGCCAGTTTCGCAGCTGAGCCTGCGGCGACTTATCGACAAACAGCGCGCCGTCGAAGCGCTGGCTTCAGTCTCCCTGTGAGGGCCTGGACGTGCTAACACTCCAGCCCCTGTTTGAGGCTTTTCTGTGCCGACATCGCGACCAAGATTTGTCTGATCAGATTTTCGCCATCCGTTTGGCAAACATGATTGGTCATGGTGTTTGGATGCGACCCGAGCCGCGCGGAAATCAGCGGCACCCCGACACACATCAACACGAGCTGACCCTATTTGGTATTTCGGCTGCCGGTGACACCGAGGAACAACTCGCATGCAACTGGTTCAAGGTGGCCTGCTGGACCGCAGCCCAGCAGCGAGTGTCTGCATGATGGACAGACAATCGCCACACCCGCCACTTGATGGCCGCAGGGCTGTAGAAGTCGAGGCTTACATCGCACTCATCGATGCCCGTTTGTCTGGCAGAGAAGCCCCAATAAATGGTATGGTCGGGCGCCATTTGCTTAAAGAATTGATCGAGCATGGCGTGGCCGACGTGTCATTTGCGGGACACTGTGCAGAGAACGACAGCGCAAATCAAAGCCGACAGCTGACACTCGCAGGTATCCGAACCACAACCAATGCCGAGGGCGATCTGACCCTGCTGCGCTGCTGGCAACGCACAGCCGTCAATCGTCTTCCGCGACGTTAAGGCGATTTGGCATGACTGATGATCTGTTATCAAAGCCGCTCAAACCCACTCACGGGCCCCCGACCCTACTGGACCACTCACCTCTATGTTCCGGTAGGGTCACTTTGTCTATGATCCCTATAGATCCATCGCAGACTGTTTCACAGTTAGCATTTTATGCGAAGACTGCGATTGAATGGTTTGCGCCAACTCACATTGTGGCAATGTTGTCTGGCGGCAACGATAGCGCAGCCCATATTCAAATGATGCCGTGGACCGTAGATATGCATCGTAGCATAGAAGAGCTCGAACCACTCTCAGATGGCAATTAGGGGATCGATGAAGTGACACCGCTCCTAAGTCCACAAGAGACCGCCGAGATTTTGGGGGTCTGCACAAAGACCCTTCAGAATTGCCGCGCTCTGGGGTTAAGGTGCGTCCGTGTGACACGCAATGCCATCAAATACCGCCCGGATGATGTGCAGGCGTTCATAGAGGAGCGGACAGAATGCCATTCAGAACAAAAAAGACCCGCGTCTACCAATATGACATCGTCGTCAAAGGTAGTCGATTTCGCGGAAGCTGTGGCACCGAAGACTACGAAGAAGCTAAGGCGGTAGAGGCCGATATCCGGGCGCAGGCAAGGACTGAAACCTTCAGAGGCGGCGCTTACACCCTATCAGAGGCACTTGGCACCTATCATCGAGACAAGGCGATAGGGACGCCCTCAGAGGCTACAAACAAGAGTATGTCGAAGGCGTTGTTGAAGCACATGAATGAGCGGGCGCAACTGCACACCCTGACCAATGCAGATGTGATCGCGTATGTCGCCCGTGACAGATCGACTTGCTCCAATGCCACTGTTAATAGACGTTTGCAGATGCTGGGACGCGCGCTCAAGCACATGTCTGATTTTTATGAGGCAAAGGTTCCCCAGCTGGACTTGCGCAAAGCTGAAACGAAAGAACCGCGCGAACGTGTACGTGAGCTGTCAATGGACGAGCAAGAGCGCCTATTTGAACATTTGCCGACAGAGTTTCACCCTTTTGTCAGCTTTGCGTTGATGACTGGAGCGAGAATCGCAACTATTTCAGGTCTTATGTGGAATGATGTAGATCTGAAAAACCGCGAGATTACGTTTCACATGAAGGGCGATGACATGATGCTGTTCCCCATCAACAGCGAACTGGCGGCGCTTTTGTCGGCCCTGCCCAGCTCTAATCTGATGAGATACCGCAACCATGTGTTCACACGCATCGACAAAGTCTACAATGAGCGCGTCGCTATCGAGCCGAATGGAGGCACCTTTGGCGTCGCATGGAGAGCTGCACTTAAATCCGCTGAAATTTCCAACTTTCGGTTCCACGATTGCCGGCATACATTTTGCACCCGAATGCTCCGGGCAACGGGCAACATGAAATTGGTCAGTCAGCTGGCCGGTCACAAAGATATCGCCACCACAAGTCGTTATGCCCATGTGCTGGTCGATGATATGCGGGCGGCGCTGGATGGCTACAGCGTGATCGGCGCAGGACCAAAACTAAAAGGAAAGATCGGATGA